CTTCGACAGGATCGTTTGGAATGATTCCACCTGAGTAGATGCCGAACCGCCAAACTCCTTAGCGAGATTGCGAGCACGGTTTGCGAGGTCGTCGAGCTGCGGACCACTTGCACCCGTGATAGCTGAGAGACCCGCGACCTTTTGCTCGAACTCCGAGCCCGTGTCAATTACCGCCTTGAACGCTCCTACGATTGCCTGCGCTCCGGCCTGCACTCCAGAGGCGACACCGCCGCCGATGATGCCTCCGGTGATCGACGAGCCCAGACCCTTGAAACCTTCGCTGAGTTCGGCCTTGATATTCGACGACGTTTTCTTCGCTTCCGTTTCGAGTACGCCGAAAGCCTTCTTCGCATTCGACGTGTCGATCTGTGGTTCGATGTTCTTAAACGTATTCTCGACGTTTGACGCTGCAGCCTGCGCCTCCGTGAGCACCTTCTTAAGAGAGCTCACGAACGGCGAAGCGTCCAGTCGTAACTCATTTGTAAACACTGCCATGTTAACGCCTCCGCATACGGGACTCTTCCCGGTTCTTTGCTATGGATTCGGGCGTCGGTTGTGACCATTCCGCGGCCTTAGCGATCGCGGCGCGGCGCATGAACTCCGACGCACTGAGCGAACATACAACGTCGTCGGGTGTCATATTCCACAGTTTAGAAATAGCTACCGCCGTGAGTGTGTCGTGCTCGTCATCGGGAACGAGGTCGTAGCCCGTGACCCTGCGAGGGTACGGCTTGCCGTCTTCGTCCTTAGCCTCGGCGGTCAGGATCGGATATCGATCCTGAACACGCCGCAGCTCGTTATACTCAGAGTTGAGTCTCGTCTCGAAACGTGGCGACCGCGCGCGCGACCTCCCGAAGATCTTGGTTGTCCCAGAACTCCGACGATGCGAGTGCTTCCTTCTCTGCCCCGCTCAGCTGCTTATCATCGATGATCGCTTGGACGATCTGTATCGACGCGCTGATCGCTTCTTCGTTGTCGAGCGGGAACGTCGTCACTGGGTTGTTAAGTGCTGACCAGATGCCGGGGAACTCTTCGAGGAGCTTCGCTTGCGTGCGCTGTTGAATCTCGGCGTCGATCTGTTCCTTCGTCCACTTAGGATAGGCGCTCTTGATGAGCTTACGCTGTTCCTCAGCGAACGAGCTGTTGATACCGCCCGCTACCGTGATAACGTTCGCGGCGTTTGGCGCGTCCTGCAGCGCCTTCATAAAAGCGGCATTCTGTCCCAGTGTCCGCAGTGTTGCGATAGGAGCTTCGACGCTCTTGATTACCGCGCGTGAGATGACCGGCTTTGTAGGTACGTCCTTAGCTTCGCCGGCAAAGTACAATTTGATCGTGTTCATACATGATTCCATGACAGGATTTGACAGAGTAAAGACTCCCGATTCGGGAGCCGCGTCGCCCCTGTCAAACGAACGCGGCCCCCTCGTCGGGATGTTGTAGATCTTAGCCGTAGACGACCGTACCGTATGGGAGCGACGTTGTAAGTGTCACCGCCGTAGGCGTTGTCATGTAACCAGTCATCAGACCGCTCGTAACCGTGATAGCTGCGGCGAGCTTGAAGCCCTGACCTTCGAGCGTGACGCGGTTGTATGTTTCGCCTGCCTGATCCCAGCCGCCCGATGTCGACGAGATACGCTGAGGAATTACGCCTGCCTTACGAGCGCCGCCCGTTACACCGCCTGCGAGACCGCCGCGAATGATCGTGATATACTTCGTGTTCGATGATGTCGACGCGAGTTCGCGCGTACCATCCTCGAAGAGAAGCTCCTCGATACCGCCGGTCGTTGTCACGATCGACGCGTTCAGGAATGACTGCAGAGCTGCGTTGTCTTCGACGTGCTCGATCGATACGTCGAACTGGCCTGAGTCCTGCTTGCTTACAGATGTTGAGAGAATGTTACCTTCGAGAACGTACGCCCATGTGGCGCCGATGCTCGGAGTTGTGCCGTCGTCTACTGTGACGAAGGCTACCTTATTACCACCGGCGAGAATCCGGGCTGTAGAACCTGCCATGATTAGTTTCCTTTGTTGAGTTGAGTGTAAAACGATAGACTCTGCGTATCGCGTGCGAGCATCTTGACGTAGAACTCGAATCGAGCTGCGTCTGTAGCTTCCGCCGCGTCGGCAGATAAGAGACGGACGTTGCGTTCCATCTTACTACGCATGGAGTCGGCATCCACTTCGTAGCCTTGATGATGGACTAACAACGAAGAGTGTGTAACGTTGAACCCTGCACTCTGAATGCTCCACACGATTTGCTCGTGTGCACGTCCCTCGAATGCAAAGCCCAGACCGTTACGGAAAAGCCGCAGCTGTTCCGCGTTGAAACGTAAGACCTCGTTCGGCTTGTCCGGCGCGTGTGTAGGTTGCACCCCTACGCACCCGCAGTAAATACCAGCGACTCCCGCTGGGTATTCGTCGAGCTTTAGAAAGAAGTCGTGTTGATGGACCAGCAGCCTATCGTCGGCGTCGAGCCACATGATCCAGTCGCGTTCAGCTTTGGCGATTGCTTTGTTGCGGAGCTGAGCAAATGAGAACTCCGTCCAGTTTGTTTCGTAGAATCGTAGAATGATGCCGTTGTCGAGTAGCTTCTCTTTTCGCTCACGTACCGTCGTGTCCTCGCCCTGGCTGTTCCATAGTACGACGAGCTCGCAGCCCGCCGGAAGTGTAGATATCATTCCCTGAATCCAGTGCGCGTCGTTTTTATGCGCGATGCACACAAACGAAACGGGGATCCACGGACGCGGACGTTCCCCCTGTGGCGATTTCATCGGATCAATCATGAGCATCAGTTCGCCAGATATTTGGGTTCGTTTCCAACATAGAGTACAACACGTCGAACGTTCGGCCCTTCGCTCGGATACATTCCGATGACGAGTGCCTGAATGTCGCGAACGTAAAACTCAAGCATACCTATCGACGTGACGTCGCGCGTCGCGTGATCGCTGAAGAGATCGGAGTCGACGCGTACGTCGATATCACCGTAACCGCGGCGTATCTGTTCGAGGTGTGAGATCAGTTCGGAACACTTCATGCGACAGGGCTCATAGTGTAGTTGATATCGACTTCGTACAAAAGAGGGATCTTAGCAGACTTGTCGTCGACGTGTCCCGTAACGCCTGCGGTTCTGATCGTGTGTAGTGTCACCGTGTAACCTGCGCTCGTCGTGTCTCCGATCGGTAGCGACGCGGCGAGCGTGTCGATAACCTTGTCGATCTTCTCGACGACGCTCCCGTGCGTTATCGCTCCCGTCCCGGCGTTGTTAGTGTCGAGACCTTGCAGCGCTACCGCGTAGATACCGCAGCGGATCGTCCGAACGTCGTAGATGTACTTCGACTCAGCATTGATCTGTGCGAGGTCATCGCTAATGATGTTACAGTAAATTACTGTCTTCGTTGTGGAGTTGAAAGTTTCTTTGGTGAACACCTTATGCACATCAAACGTCGTCTCCGTTGCGAGACCTGCGCGCAGCGTGTCGAGAATGTAGGCGTAGCGTGAGGTCGTGGCCATGTTATACCAGTGATAGTCGTAGATAGATTTCGTTCACGATGCGCGCGAAGCCGTTTGTCGATCCCGTGAATCCGCCCGCGTCGATCGTCTTGTTACCACCGGCGAACGCCTCGAATGCGGGCGTAATGTACGGGCGCTTAGGTATTGTCGTCTTCAGTCCGCGTCCGGCCTGTCCTCCGAACTCATGAATCCGTGCGTAGGGGATGACGTCGAGATCGATTCCCCAGACGAACGAGAACATTGTGCCGCCGCCCTTTATTGTCGTGGCATTGCCTTTGGCTTTGTACACGGTGGCCGCTCTAAAGAGATCGCCCGTTACGACTTGCAACTTATCGCCACCTCCGCGAGGATAGACGGGATTTCTGTTCTCGTTGTCCATGTTATCCGAGATGTCGACGGCGAGTTCGGCCTGCAGGATCTGCGCGTCGAACGCATCCTTAACGATACCCGGAACGCGACGGATCAACTCGCGAACGTAGTCTTCAGGCGTCACCACACCCTCGCGATATACCGTGATAGCTTAGACCGGAAACGGTCTGTGAGTTCCTTGTATATCGTCGTCGTCATGACGCCGCCCTCAGTAGATGCGACGCTACGCAGGCCAAGACGGTTCTCACGACCGGAGAAGTCCGTGAACTTGAACAATTCGACGACCATCTCTTCGCAGACGTTCTCGACATCTTTCGGCACGACGTGCGTCACGCCGTCGAAACCGACCGTCGCATTCACGCGCCATAGGTAGCCCGATGTAAGACCGCTTTCGTAGTAGACCTGCGACACGCCGTCGACCTTCGTCACGATCGCCCCCGTCGCCGTCGTCCATGCTGCGTCGGTAGGGTTTGTTTTGTACTGCAGAGACGTAAGCACGACCGGCACTGTGTACGGGAGAACGAACACGCGGTCACCGTTCGATGTAAAGTCGTAGGTAACCGATGCCGAGGCGATCGGCTGCTTACAGATCCCTTCGATAATCGATTCGGCTTGCGTTATAAGCACGCCGAGCCGCGCGTCCTGCGAGCTGTCTCCGATGTTGATCCACGAAGCGCGAATCTTTGCAGCTGTTGTTAGTGCCACGTCAAACTCCTCTGATCTTCAATTCGTATGTAGTTGCGTCTTCGTTGTTCATCTGCTTCGGTACGCGGTAGGCGATTACTCGCGACTTAGGATAGGCGCTTATATTGACGGCGTTCGACTGATTACCGCCGAGAACCCAGACGTAATTTGCTGACGACTTGACGTAGAAACCTACGTGACCGCCGCCGTTACGAGTGAGCACGACGATACATCCTTGCACCGGCGGCGTTTCCTTGCCATACGTCGCCCACGACCGCGCCGCAGCTGATCGCGTAGGCGTGTAGCCTGCACGCTTCATAACCCAGTTAACAAAAGAAGAGCACCACGGGACCTCATCAGTCGTAGCGCTGAGCGTCGTCTCGCGATGGTACTCGATGATCCGCGGGTTGTGATTCAGACCGGGAACTTCCTTTTCGCCGATCTCATCTTCAGCAATGTAGAGCCATGAGAACTTCATTCGTACCTCGCAGACTTTGTCATCTGAAACATCATCTGTTCTAATCCGGCGACGAGCTCTTCGTCGTCGTTACGTCCTAACGTGTGGAGAGCCGCGTGAAAGAACTCATGTAGGAACGACGCGAACCGCTGCTCCGCGCTTACGCGTTTCCCGTCGATGTGTGATGCGATCCGTAGCGTGTGCGAGTCATAGTCGCACTCTCCATAGACGGCGCTCATCTTGCACACCCTCACGCGCCATGTGTAACCGCCGAGATCGAACGACTTTGGAATCGTCATCGTACGACTCCGTCGATTATTCGCTTGTTGTGAAACTCGAACGCGCCGTCATTGTTGAACATGACGTGAGCGAAGCCGAGCGTATATCCTGAGAAGCGGTTCCACTCCGGCGTCCGCTGACAGAGGCAGCCGATCGCCCACGATCCGAGCTGCTGTCCGTGGATGTCGGTTTGCGTCCACTCTTGCGAAGTGTGATGGTGACCGAACGTGATGTTCGTCTTCGCCTTGTCGAGTTTACGCTTTGCCACGTAGACGCCCGATCCGCTGATCTCATGGCCGTGGATTACGCGCAGCTTGCCGACCTGGATTCCCATGCCGTCATCGACATATGTGATGTCAAGGTCGCGCAGCTTCAGCGTATCGGCAAGCGATTGATATTCGTCGAGCTCACGCGCGACGTTTCTCATATAACGCTTCCACCAGTTCTCATGATTGCCTTCGACATAGTACATCTTGACGCGGTCGCCAAAAAACTTCCGCAGCGCTTCGAGCTCACGGCGTGCCGTGCTGAGTTCGTATTGGAGGCCGTACTTTCGCGCGTCGCGTCCGTGCCTTGTAAGCGAGTACATATCTAAGATGTCGCCGTTAAGTATCAACGTGTCGATGCCTGCTTTCTTCAGATAGCTCACCGCAGCGTTGCACGCGTTGACGTCATGGACGGGGACGTGCAGATCGTTGATGATACCGAGAGACTGCGAGCGAATAACCACCGGCTCGGCACGTTCGTCGTAGCCCGCTTGAAACGGACCGGAGACAGAACCGCCGAACGGGCCCGCAGTTGTGACCACGGGCGCGTCCGGCTTTGGCTTCGTTGTTTGTGCCTTTGCTTTGAGCTTATCGCTTACACTCTGGAGTCTGTGCTCCCGAATGAGTCGCAGCTCTTCAGCGTTAAGGCGTACGGGTGGGTTCGGCATGGACAGGACATCCCGAGTATGTTACTTGCTATCTTCAGCGAAGAGCGAAACAAGAAAGACAGTTACTGCGATGATCGCTTCTTGCGGAATCACGATGCCAAAAATGGCCTGCGCTCCGACTGCAATAGCGCCAACGATACCAGTTACGGTCGTTTTCCAGTTCTTCATAACCTTACCTCGGATGATGGTAAAAACGTGCGGGGCTATGAGAATAGCGATCCGCGTCTTCAGCTTGACTTCTTCGTACGTGAGGATCGCGCGCTCGGCGAGTGTTAGCTCCCAGAGCTTGTCGATCTCTTCGCTCGTCTGAGGTATCGTCTCAGCGTATCGACCGTCGAAGGGAGTCCAGACGTCGCGACGTATTCGCGGCGGCCGTGTGATCTCCACTTCGTTCGATCCACTGGATTCGATACTCATGGTCTGCAAGTTGCGTTTGTATCATCTCGAGTTTGGCAACATCTACGCGGAGGCTCGTGAACTCGCTCTTGATTACTGCCATGTCTTCGCGCAGTGCCACGACTGTCGAGAAGAGCGCCGCGCCCATTGCGAGAATAGCGCTCGCACTGATCCCGAGCATCCACTTGGTGAAGTTGTCACTCATGCGTTATACCTTCGGAAATTGCGCCTTGATTGCCCAGCGCTTTGCGTAGATCTCGGCGAGGCGTGCCTCATACTTGGCGATGTCCGCGTCGTTGTTCGCAGCCTTCGCCATCGCGAGTTCACCTGTCAGCTCTGCAATATCCTGAAGATAGATTCCTTCGTTCGCATACGCTTCCGCGCGCTTGACGTGATACGGCGGCTCGAAGTAACCAGACGCGACGAGCTCGTTCCACTTCGCGACACACTCGTCGTACGATGGGATTGGCTCGTTTGGATCGATCCACGTTTCGACCATGCGCTCGTATGTGCGGTGTGAAGTTGCGCCGCGGAGGCCGAGTTTAGAGATGACGATTGCGAGTTCCATGTCTATCATGTCTGCTGCCCTGATGGTTTCCATGCTCTTGCGTTCATGATCCGCTGATACCTTGCAGCATCTGCGGCGCTCCACTGTCCTCTAAAGTTTATCGTAATGTTTGACGTAAAAGTAGCAGCGACTGTAGTTCCTCCGGTAAGGTTGGAATAGGTAGCAGTCGCCAGACCGCCTCCTAAAGTCGGTAATACGAATGCGGTATGAGGTTGTCCAGAAAAAGACAACGCGCGTACGTTACTACCCTGACGATAGAACCAATGCATAAACTTCTGACCGTATGTTTCACCCGCACCTACCGTTGCAGTTCCTGAAGTCGAATGTGTAGTTCCGCCGATGGTTAGAGACTGCGTATAGTTTGCCGACCCGGTTGTGTTATTCAATATACACGTTACTTCAAGATAGATATACTCACCATCCGCCCACGTATTCGCAGGGACTGTGAAGCTTACGAGATTAGTTAGGGCAGTTGTATTCTCTGCGTCTGTGATGGTCATGGAGTACGTGGTGTCACCACCCGCCACCGTTACCGCGCCCGTCGAACCGTTCACGGAAGTCACCGCGGCTTTGTACGTCTGATCGCCTGCGAGATACGTCGTGCTGTTCGCCGTGCCGCTGCCCAGTCGCGCAGTCGCTATCGTACCGCTTGTGATGAGTCCCGCGTCGATATTGCCGACTGCGATACCGAGCGTCTCGTTACCGCCGTTGTTATTCTCTGTCAGCGTGATCGACGTCCCCGCTACGAGCTTACCGTTAAGATAGCCCGCGGTCGTATCGTTAGACGACACCTTCGCAACTTCGTCTGTATTGAGTGACGTGTTCGTGATGATCGGGCTCGCAGGATTCGTCGCGTCTACGCTGATTCCCGTTCCCGCTGTGATAGTGTCGACTGTTCCGCCGCCACCGCCACCGCCGCCGAGTAGGTTCTCTATCATGCGTCGTTGTCCTTCTTAGTCTTGAACGCTTGCCAGTGACACGTCGGCGAGTTCTCGATAGCAATGATCTTGATCGTCGTATCTTGTCCGATGTCGATCTTGAACGGCGTGTCCTTCGTCAGCTTGAAACCTACGGTCGTCGTCGGCGCTGTGCCGTCGAACGTAATCATTGCGTCGTGTTGCTGCACTTGCAAGACGAGAAAGTCCGCAGTGTCCGGAGGCGTGATCGTTACCGCCGCTGAGTTAGTGAGCGCCTGCGTTTGCAGCGTGCCGAGGCGTTGTCCCGTGAATCCTGTTATGGCCATCTTGTTTCCTTCGTGTGAGGTTCTCAGCTCGGAGGCCGAAGCCCCCGAACTCAGAATCTAATCTGATTAGCAATACACAACCGCGCCGACGTTCTGATCCGTTGCGTTCGGATCGAAGTCTGTGCCGTTGTAAAGAACTGCGATAGCTGATCCGTACGTACCTGTCGAGCCATTGCCCGCAGTCGCGACGAGATCGATGTAGCGCTTCTTACCCTGGAGGCTAACGTGGAAAGCGTACATCTTGTTGTCATCAGTTGCAGACGGGAGCGCCGGGTTACCAGTCGCACCGAATACAGTCGCGCTGATGTCAGCTGCGCCGCTCATACCTGAGTCGTCGCTTTGCTGAAGCTTGAGAGCGCCCATCGCGATATCAGTCGCGCCGAGTGAGAAGATGACGGCGAGCTTACCAAAGCCCGCAGTATCGATCGCAGTCGTAGCAAAGTCTGCGTTGTCAACGATAGCCGCTGGCGGCGTCACGTTTACGAACTTAACGTTCTGGAGTGAGTTCATAGTCTGGGGTCCTTATGAGTTCTGTGAAACAAAAGCGATGATAGGACCGGCGACGCGTGACGATGCTGTAGCGTTGTAGTTTCCTACGTCATGCACTGCGATATCGACGTACTCGGCTGCCTTGACATAGATCGTGTCGTTCTGGAATCCGAGCGATGTGTCCGTCTTGATAGACGTCGACATGCGGTCGCCCATCGACGCGGCTTGTCCGAGGTTACCGAAATAGCCGAATACCTGCGAGTTCGCATCTGTGCTCGGCATAACGTCGACGATCTCCACTGGGAAGCCAAGGAAGCGCATGCCGTATGTACCTGCGATCTCAGCTGCAGTAACACCACCGGCGCTGAGAGCCAAACGCTCACCGCTCGCCGAAAATGCCGTCTTGTTGAAGTACCACTTCGCGTTTGGACGTGCGTACGTTGGGAGCTTAGAAGCGCCTGTGATAAAGTCGCTCAGAGTAGCCTCAGAGAAGAGGTTACCGCTGATGACCTGAGCGCCGCCGAGCTTTGCCTTGTCCGCGTCTGTTGTCCATGTACCGCCGCCCGCTTCGAGTACGCTCTGGAACTTCTTAGCAAGGCCAAGGATACCACCGTAGGAAGATGTGCCGTCACCGTTGAAACCGGCTTCGTCTTCCTTCTTCGCGAACTGACGAGCGACCGAGTCTGCAAAACGCTGACCGAGGTTTACTGTCGCGTTCATGTTCAACTCTTCGCTAATCACTGCGAGCGCTGTGAGCTTCTTCGCTGTGAGCACTACCGAACCGAACGTCATGTCCGATGCTGTGTAGTTTGTAGCTTCCGAACCCCAGTACGCCGTAACGTCGTCGTTCGTGCGGAAGATGCGGATCGTCTCAGAACCCATCGGCTCGACGCGAGCATTGCGACGGAATACGCCGTATGTCTCCTTGAGGTCGATGATATACGAAGATGTCTCTTCAGGTACGAAGAGTCCGCCTGTCGCATCTTGGTTCTGCGTGTGCGTCTTGTACTCTACGCCTGTGACGTCTGAATACTTCTGACGTGCGTTCTCGTTCGAGAGACCCGCTACGAAGAGACCAGTTACATACGACTTGTAGTCGGCTTCGTTCATCTTCGCCTTAGCTGATGACTCGCCGACCTTTACTGTCGATGTTGACGGGAGCTCGTTGACTGCCGTCTTTACTTCCGCGATGCGCTTTGCGTTCTTTGCCTTGATAGCCTCGAACGACTTCGCCTCGTTGACTTGATTAGTGAGAGTGTCGATCTCGTTGTTCAGCTCTGTAGCCTTCGCAACATCCTCGGCTGTAGGCTCTGCGATGTTGGTGAGGACTTCCAGCTCTGTAGACTTGACGCGGATAGCGTCTGTCAACTGTTGGATTGTCATTGGTTGTCCTTTTGACGTGAGTTGTGTAGAGCTCGCAGACGTTGCATCTCCATTTGCGCGCGTGCGCTCTTAGGCTTTGCGCTGTCGATGAGCTCCTTAATAGATGAGGTCGCATTCTGCAGAGCATCGACGAGAGATGAGAGACGAGCCACGTTTGCCGACGAAAGCGTGCGTCCTTCCTTCTCGCGAATCTGTGCGCGTTCGTTCAACCTCGCAACAAGACGAACGACCTCAGCTCCGACGTCGTCGATGTCCTGCGTGAGTCCCTTAGCGCTAACGATTGCAGTTTGCGGATTAGCTCCAAACAAAACGGGCGACCACTCGAAGAGCGTGCCCTTGACGAGTTCGCGCGCGCCATCAGGTGCGATGCGGTCTTCCTGCACGGAATACCCAATGCTAAACTCGTCGATGATACCTTCTTTGATATCAGAAAACGCCTCACGTCCGCGCTGCGTGTTCTGGTTGAACTTAGCCTTGACGTACAATCCGCCGAGACCCTTCAAGCTATCAGGGAGTAGCGGATCGTTAGGATAGAGTTCACGTGCTTCCAACGTCTTCGCGACGGGTGCGTTCCAGTCGTGCATCCACACGCCCTTCGGCATCTTGCCCTTGAGCGACTGCTCGAAGAAACCCGGAAGCACGCGGTCGCCCACGCTGTCGACGTTATTGAATACGGAAACGACCGCTTCGAGGATTCCCTCGTCAGAGTTCACGGCCTTGATATGACAGGAATGAAGTGACTTAGTCAGTTCCATTCGATTACCTTCGTAAGAGTTGACGCAAGTTCGTAAGAGCTTGCGTATAGTTTTGCACCATCTACCCTTGCGACGCTATGTAATCAGAATAGCGACGCGCGCGCGTGATACACCTGCAGTTGACTGCGTTCTTTGCTGAGAGTCCCGGCCCTGCGGGATATGGTGTCTCTTCGCCGCCGACCGTGAACATCCCAGTATTGACGTTCTCCCACTGACCTAACGCGCCAGAGTGTGTATCGCGCGCACCCGGAAACGAGATCCACTGTCTAACGATCTTACGATTCGGGTCGCGCTCACGATCGGAGACTTGTTTCCATACGCTCGTCTGCGTCTTGCCTGTCGTCGCCGTCGCCGTTGTTCGGCCGATCGCGTTAGCCCGTGCCGTGCTGATCTCCTCAAACTTCTTACGAAGTAGCGCAGCAATCTCGTCAGCGGATAGGCCGCCCGACTGACTTAGGATAGCTCGTACATCGTCGCGGATCGTACCGATAGACTCTGCGATCTTTGCGCTCGACTCGTCGATACCTTCGCGTCGTGCCTTGCCGTACTCGCCGTCTTCAGCGTTGACATCAGACGCAGCCGCTGCGATCATCTCTTCGACGAGGCCTTTGCGGTCCTCTTCAGTCGCAGCTAAGAACCGCGCCGTCCAGTCTTCGACGTCGAACGGGTCGCCCTCTTGTTTCGTCATGACTGCGCCGTGCGCCTTGATACCCCCGAGGATCTCGCGTTCGAGCTTACGCACTTCCTTACCATACGAGATCGCGATCCGCTTCGCCCACTTCTCCGAGATATCATCTACGGCCTTAAAGTACGTCGCGTCGTCTAACGAGTCAGAACGAAAGCTCGCGGACGAATCATCCGCGCCTCCTTCCGTTGGATCGTCTTCGACCTCAGCATCTTCCGCGTCCATGCGCGTCACGATATCGTCAACCCATGCAAAGCCCGGATCACCGCCCCACAAAGCCCACGCGATACGACCGGCGCTCGGATATCCGTCCTCGTCTGCATTCCAGCCTTCGGCTTCTTTGTCGATCTCATGACGTAGGAAGTACGCCTTCATGCGGCGAGCCGTGTCCGGTGATATGTCGCGCCCGTTACTAAGATCGCGAGCACGTGCCACGCCGACCTCAGTTCCACCGCGTCCGTACTCAGCGCGCCACTCCAGACCCTGCAGAGCTTCTTCGCGTACTTCAGCCGGAGGAGTGAAGTCGATATCCTCGTAGTCTTTCGTTCTGATCGCCTTCGTCGACAATCGCAGCGAACGTCCCGCAGTCTGGACAGTAGCGATCGGTGCGACCGGATCGAGACCGAACGCCTCGCGAGCTTCGTTCTGAGTAATGACGCCGCGCTCGAATGCGCTAATAGCGATGTTCTGTTGTGACTCGACCGACGGCTTCAGAGCTTCGACCGTGCTCAGGTCAAAACCTACTTCGACGCCAAAGTCCGGGATCGCAAGCTGTTCGTTGATCTGATCGGCGATCATGTTCCACAGTGGCACGCGGACCATATCGGTAAAGTCCTTCGACGCCTGCTCGGCATTCGAGTACGTCGACGACATGATACCCGCGTACGTGTACGCGATAATCGGATGCACGCGGAATACACCGCAGATCCGCGCCTCGTATTGACTGAACGTCGACTCCATACCGAGTTCGTTGTAATCAAGTGCCAAACGTTCGACACTCTTAACGCCCCACATGTGACCGACCGACCCGCGGCGCTCGCCGCCGTACTTACGCTTGAACGAACGCTCGGCAAGTGACACCTGGTCGGGCGACATTTCTTCGTCGTAGATTACCAGCGTCTTAGGCATCGCGTCATTTTTGTGGATGCTGAAGATCGTGCCGCTCGCCTCGTTGTAAGATTCAATCGTCGTCGATGCGAGTACAATCGGAGAGCCGCCGGCGTAGCTAATAGCAGGATCCACCCAAAAACCGCGTATATGAACGACATCATCCTTTGGAACCTCCCACGTAGTCGAGCCGTTGTTGTAGTGATAGGCGCGGATATTCCCGTACTCGTCGATCACCGGGGCAAAGTTAGCATCTGAGTAGGGCTTGAGATCTACCACCGCTCCCGCAGCGTTACGGCGTTTGTGGTAGTAGACGTTACCGCCGATACAGAGGTACGTCATAGCTGTGGCCATGCTGAGACGCCACGACGAGCCAGCGAAGAGAACGGAAACCGGGTGATCGTAGACGAACGACTCACCATCGCGAACGGCGAGATAGGCCTCTGGCATCGTGAGCGAATAGGCCATCGTGCATCCCTGCGCGACCGGGTTCTCTTTCCACAGTCGGTACGCCTGCGCGAAGTTCGTCACCGGAGTGAACGAGTGTTTCGTGTACGCTAAGGTCGCGAGCCCCGGCAGTTCGCCGCGCTCGGATAGCTGCAGCTGCTTCTCGTTTGTTCTGAAGATACGGTCGAAGATACCCATTGTGTAGTCTGTTAAGTGAAGAGAACGCCCGCGCCTTGATTCTTAACGGCTGCGAGCTCGGCATAGACAAGCGCGTCCACCATATCGTCATGGTCCGAGATCGGAAACGATAGGAGCTCACGCTCGAAGTGAGGGTCTAAGTTTGTAACGTGAGTGACGAGGAGTTGCTCATAGCGTGCGAGTACCGCGTGAAAGCGCGTGACCTTGTCGCGGTCTGGCTTGATAGCCTTAACAGGTAACGAGGTCTTTCGGAGTAGCTCTTGCACGACCGCGACTTGATACTGCACGGCCTCGATGTTGATCCGCTGCGGCTTCCACTTAGCGGCGTACTGTTTCACAGTGTCGACGACTTCGTGAAAGCTAACCTTACCGCGCCACACGTCAACGACGTAACGGCGTCCCGATTCGGGATCGTAACCCACAACGACGATCGCGGTATAGTCGGCCGTCTCCGACTTGGAAATAGCAAGGTCGACGCCCATACCATAGCGCAGGCCAGACGGCACGCGGTCGCTCGGTACGTGAGTTAGATGTTCACGCTTAACGAGCGCGCCCTGAACGTCGATGAACTCGGCGAGAAACTCCTGTTGGAATACGAGACTCGGAAGTTCATTACGTGCCGCTTCGACTTCCATCGCGTCGATGTAAGGATTCGCAGCCGTCGGCATCTGCCAGTATGACCACGTTTCATCGGTCACCGCGCGTTCTGACAAGGTATGGAAATAGTTCCGCCCCTTAGGCGTCGAGAAAAACCACGCGTCGCCCTTGTAGTCTGCAAGCGTTGGACGTATGGCCATCGTCCACGCCTCCTCTAAGTTCGTCACCATCGCGGCCTCGTCAATTACGACGCGTCGGTACTTACGACCGCGGACCGCGTCGTAGTTATCGAGAGACCAGAAGTCGAGCTGACCGCCGTTGATGTACGTGATACGCTTCTCACTCTCGTTCGTGTCTGCGATCACAGCGGCGAAGTCTTTCTTAACCGTCCTCCAAACGTCCATCAACATTTTGTAAGTCGGCGCGAAGTACGCCGCCGGATCGCCTGTCGTGATGCACTCCGCGAGCGCAGCCTCGGCGAGTACTGTCTTTCCCCACCGGCGCCCGCAGTTCACGACGTTGAAACGGCGTCTGTTGTTCCAGACCCGCAGCTGTGCGTCGTGCAGTTCTATGTCAAGAGTGATCCGGCTCATCGTCTTCTCCACTGCGACGAGCACCGCCGATCTTAACTGTGAGCTCCTGAGTCTGAGTTACCTTCGACTCTACCTCGCTACGGTCTCGCCATCCGAGAACGTTCTTCGCAATGAAGATAGCAACCGAGCCGTTGCCCTTCTCGATACCACCGTAGGCATGAGCGTCGAGGAGTTGAGAGATCCGAGACTTGCAAGCGAGGCGAATCCTTTTGACCGCGTCGGAAAACTCGGGATGTTGAGACTCCCAATCGCGGATGGTATCGTCGTGTATTCCGAGATGCGTCGCGAGTTGTTCGATGTACATACCAGCCCGCTCTGCTTCGTCGAGCTTGGGTTTCAGTGCGTCGAAGTCGTATTTCGTTGGTCGTCCACCTGCCATGCTGCAACCTTACCACATGAACAACAATAGTTTTGCACCAACTGCAGATACGGCTCTTGCCTCATGACCCGGACGATATCCCTCACGTCAGGGAACAAAACGATCTGATCTTCGACGGCTTCGACCGCACGCATCACCGGCTGTCGTTCCCTGTTGAACTCCCTCGCTATCGACGAGTAGTCCCACGCGAACCGCTCATGGAGAACGAACCATACAAGATGTCTTGCGAGCGCCGGGCGTCTGCGGTGTGACCGTCCGTATATCTCCGCGACGTGTACGCCTATCAGCGCCGCGGCATGGTGGGCGATGACCTGCGCTATCATGGTAACCTCAGCACGGCGAGTGCATCCTCTGGACTTGTCACGACGTGGTAGGGCACGCCGTAGCGATTGCAGCATTCCGCAAATCGTACCTGCGTTTCCGACGGCTTACCTCCGGGGCGCTTGACTTCGAGCATCCACACGCGCCCGCGTTTGTAGACGGCGAGGTCGGCATGCCCTGACGTGGCGTTTATGTTGACCACACGATAGGCGCTAAGGCGGCTTCCGTGCGCTGTGAGCGATGTTGACGAGTTAACCCTCACCACCATATACCCGGCGGCCTCTAAAGCCTTAGAGATCGCCGTTTGGATTTCGTGCTCCTTTGGCGGTGGCCCCTCGCCTGCGCGCTTCTTCTTTGCACGCTCACGGGATGCGGCCTCTTTGTCGAGATGCTGTTGCCACTTGCGAGCCTCCAGCTCTGCGAACTCTTCGTCGATGTCCTTCATACTGCCTCCTCGAATATGATTGAGTGATGAGCCGTCCATGTACCGTCGGCATGTTCTATCCACGTCCACTCTATTACATTGGACGGGTGCATTAGTGCAATAAGATCCCGGTCGCGCCTGTTCCGTTGGCGGGCAAGTTCGGCACTTGCGAGCACCTCGTTGGGCGGTACGATTCGACCTGCACTCCCCCCCGTTACAGGGTTACATAGTGAAAAGTCGTTTTCCTTATACTTATTTACTATATATTTTTCCCTCTTAAGGAAAACGACTTTTGACCCTGTAACTCTGTAACCCAAATTGAAGCCTTCAGTGTGCTTAACTGGTATGTCTTTCAACGTGTTAGACCGATCAGTTGAAGTAGTTACAGAACTTTGCTGATCTTCTAGCCCCAGCCAGCTATCTAGGGCAGAAACGCCGTAATTAGAAGACATCGCCCCCACCCCCTACCGCATTAGCGCGTATATTGTGTACGATTGCCGTTGGTGTCTCGGTATCAACTGACCTTCCGACGGCTCGGATCTTGACTTTCCATATGCGCACGGTTCGTCCACCATCTCGGATAACCTTCTGCTCAAACCCGGCCTTAGTAAGCGACCTACCGAGCTGCCACGCGTTGAGCCACGGAACGCGAGCGTTTCGCTCTTGAAAGACCTTGTCGATCAGCATCGTCATAATTTCCGTGTTCGACATGCCTGCGACCGATTCGGTAGGCAGCGCTTCGACGTATCTCCATACGAGGTCGTCGGCTTCCGTTGATACGGCATAGTTGGCGTTCATGGCTGAGATGCGTTCTATGTCTTTCGGTGACGTCCAATACTGGAACCCGGCCCTCTTGAGTGCGAGCGCCTGCGCCCAGACGGCGTCGACATCGATACTGAAGAGCGCCCCCAGATCTACGAACCCACCTATCGAGATCACGGCAAAGCGCCGGGATCCTGTCTCGTCATTTAGAAACGATCGACGATTGACTGATCCTGCGAATGATCCCCTACGTCGTAGGGTGGTCTCAGCACGCCCATAAGCGAGCCGTACGCGCTTATCGGACGACGTGATGAGGGACTTGATCTTCTCGGCTTCGCGCTTCGTTAGGGACTCGAGTTCGTCATCGACGATGATGAGACTTCTCGCAATCGATACGAGCGTATCGCGGTCGTCGTTTATGCTACCCTCGTAGTAATGGTCATGTCTGAGATGCTCTGGGCATAGGTAACGTAGGAGCGTCGTCTTACCGACTCCCTGTCCACCCTGCAGGATGAGCATCGTATGGTTTGGCTTGTTATCGACTGCACACGCGACCGCGGCGACGATCCACTTACGAAAGATGAGGTCGTTATAGGCCCGCTGCGCTTCGACGGGATAGGCCGGATCGGGAGGGATGAGGTCTAAGATCCTACCGATATGGTCGGTGTCACCGTCGCGCCACTCTGGGAGGTTAGCGAAGTACTCCGAGATCGGATCGTACTCGGCGCTAAAGTCGGAGTCGAGGATCTCCCATATCCGGTCGCGGCCGATCTTAAGACCTGACGAGCGCATCGAACGAAGGAGGCTGTTGACTGTGTAGTCGTCAAGTCGCTCCCATGCCGCGTTGACGCTATCACGATACTCGATCGTTTGCGTCGCGGTGTTCTTCCTAAACTCGTACCGCGCGGTGAGGTACGACTCGATTCGGTCGAACGTTTCCGCTGCGTCCTTCGGAGCTTCTTTGTAGATGTCCTTCGGAATCGGACACCCGTTCTTCCGTGCAAGGTATATGAGCGTCCCGGTCGTGACACGTGTCAAGCGATTTTTGACCACCTGAGCATACGGCACGTCCGACGGCGACCACTGCGATAGGAGCGCTATTGTTTCTGGTGTGTCTCCGAGCGCGTCGACTACGGCGGCGACGGTGCGTTTCCAGTCGATATGGTCTTGTTGTGGTGGTATGAACTTCAGCATAAGCGACACGTCGTCGACTGTCAGCTTACGAGCCCCGAACGCGGAGAACTTCGTCTCTTCGTGGCGTACTTCGTCCTCGAACGATAGTAGCCTCTGGACTTCGTCATCGCTTAGTGTGTTATACCACGACACGACCTGAGCATCGGGATTACCGAACCAGAGCCGGACGGCGTCGCGTGCGTTGGTGTCACCGGCGAACCGTTGAACGAGTGCGGTCGTGAGGGCTTTGTATTCTGTGATATTGGTGATCGGCGTCTCGAGTACAAAGATCACCCGGTACCGCGGATGCACATCCGTATGCGACGGCGTCGTGTAGGCGAAAGAGGCGTGCTTTGCAAAGTACTCATTCCGCGACGCAGCACCGAACGACTCACGGCCGTTGTCGATATCAAGTCCGACGATCGACGATGAGATGAACGCGTCTGAGTTACGGCGTGCGTAACCGTCGGCGCCTTCTTTCAGGTCGGCGCTACAAATCGGGTGACCGCGCTTTGTCAGATGGTACTCGATTTGATCGACGGACCACTCGACGCGCCGCAGTTTGGCGGCGAGGTCGTTGTACTGATGGCGCTCGGCTTTGCCTACGACTGCAGTCGATACGCATAGGTTGTATATCATGAGTCCCGGTCCCCGGATAATCGTAGGTAGATAGTTAGTATCGCGAGTGCGGCGAGAAGGCTAATGAGTCGAACGGCTTCTTCGCTTACCATGACAGCGTCCAGTATAGGCATTTAGCTACAAAGACGAACATCGTAAGCAGTAGCAAGAGTATCGTCGACATCGTAAGCAGTCGAACCGCGAATGAGTAGGCGGTGACCTTCTTAGGCTGTGCGAGCTGTGATAGTAGCTCGTCGAGTGATGGTGTTGTTTTCATGTGTTCTCCAGTGAAAAAATATCGCCCGGTTCGCCGTCGGTCGCCGGGTCTCGGAGGTATTCTGACGACGGTTCCACGCGCCGCCGACGGTCTCCGGTGTTGTTGTTAGAATAGCGTGTTCGGTTTGCTGTTTAGTGCATGCTCGATCCGTGCCCGTGCTATCTCAATGTATTCCGCTTCGCGTTCGATGCCGATAAACTGGAACCCCTCGAGGATGGCGGCTTTGCCTGTGGAGCCTGACCCTGTGAAGGGGTCAAGGACGATACCATTGGGCGGCGTTACGAGGCGGCACAGGTAGCGCATGAGGTCAGTCGGTTTGACGGTTGGGTGATTGTTACCGTCTCCACGGTCTGCCTTGCTCGCCTTCGCGCAGTAGAAGAAACGGAATGACTCACCCATAAACCCAACCACCTCATCACTACCGTCGTGTATCAGGTTGGCGGGGAAGCGGCCAAGGGTGCCATCCCATGAGCAACCAGTGCCAACCCATCCGTCGTTGTATACTTGATTATTAATAGTTACTCCAAGCTTGCTTTTTTGTTTCCGTGCGTTCGGCTCTTCGGCATCCGTCCCCACCCTACACCCGTCCACATTAATACCCCCCGTCCCCCACTCTAACACGTTTTCCGCTACTGTTCCCGTGAACGGCTTACGTGCAACGGTGATCGGTTCGAGTGCGGGCTTCAGCGCTGTTCCCCAGCCTTCCCACTGCTTTGCGGCGGGTGTTGCGGGGGCGGTCTGGGCGCGTTGCGATGGGTCAAATCCTGAGTTGTATCTCCATTGTCCGGTGTGTATCTGCCATTCTGTATAGTCGCGATCTGTCCCGTCAGGGCGTATATACTTACCCACCACCTCACGCTCCGCCCCCGCCGCCTTATCAATCGCCTTGCTTATGTCGTGTGACTTAGGGAACCCGCTGCCGTACACCCAAGCGATCATGTCGCGTATCTCAAAACCCGCATCTTCAATACGCACTGCCATACGATGTTGCGTTCGTGTTCCCGCGAATGCGAGTAGATGACCGCCGGGTTTGAGTACCCGAAGGCACTCTTGCCAAATCTGAATACTTGGCACGTCGTAGTCCCATTTCTTCCCCATGAATGCCAGCCCATACGGCGGATCGGTCACGACCGCGTCGACGCTGTTGTCGGACATGGTGCGGAGTACTTCGAGGCAGTCGCCGTTATGTAGTGTGTAGTTCATAGTGTCTCCTGTTATCCTTTGCCTACCGCCGGGAGTCGAACCCGGACACGCCCGACGATGCAGCTCGTCGCGTGCGGTAGTCCTGCGCTGCTTACGATCCCGCGTGAGCTTTGGCGCTTGTTCGGGGTGCTTACGCCATATCGTCCGTAGTTAGTGAATGATGTTGTGCGTTCGTTGTGAACGCGTTAGATGTACTTCTTCGCTTCGTCGTTAGGCGATGTGATCTCGACGGCATCTTGTTCGATGTGGAGTGTTTTGTTAGTCCCGTAGTCGTTGGCTTTACCCCCGTGAGCGTTACACATAATCCATCTCATGGTGAGCGTCTCCGCCTGCTCCTTCGCCGTCTCTTCGCCGTCTGCTTCGACCATGTGCTTACGCGTTATGGTCACGGTCGTTGTTACTTCGTAGATCATGCGCTCACCATTGGAAATCTGATGTTCGATAGCGATGCTCGTCGAGTGCCGGACCATATAACGCCCACACGCGGGCGACGTCCTGCCGGGCTGCTTCGACGACCGATCCGTTGTGGATCTCGCGTTCGATCTGCGATTCGATCGTCTGTGCGCGATGTTCTTCGACGGCGCGCATCTCGCCACGGATGCGAAGCTCGCGGCGTGTTTCCGTGTTGCGACGCTTGCGTGCAGCGTGCATGTCGAGATCCTTCCGTTTATACCATGCGCGCGCCTGTTCCATCGCTTCGAGCATACCACCGGGTAAGACGTCGAACTGTGCAGTCTCTGCGAATCCCATCGACGGCGAACGGAAGCTCGCTTCGATGTACATGATCGAACCACTGCGTACGAGGGTGATACCACGGGCGAGGCGTTCGGTCTTGTCGTGGAGTTGGGGTGTGTATTTCATTTAGCAAACCATAGGAAGAGGTTAGCGATAGCACCGACGACGCCGACGCATAGGAGCGTCGCTCCGATCAGTACGCCGATGACTTTAAAGGTACGATATAGCAAGTGCGGACGGAAGTTTATCATACGTGCCTCCCTTCGGCTTTGGCGATGGCGTCGAGTGCTTCCTTGTACTTAGCCTGTTTACAAAGCCACGCGTTGTTAACGCAAGCGTCGACCTCTTTCGTAAGGTATTTCAACGCCTCCAGCATCTCAGGCGCGGCGGCGATGAGTTTCCAGTCCTCAGGACTCAGATTGATTTTGTTAGAATAGCCCGCAGCTTGAAGTAGAATGTAGCCCAAACGTTCTGGGTATGTGAGATTCCAGATACCAAATGTGCCATCAAACCAAGCTACCCACGGCCCCGGCGTGTGCTTTGGCTCTTCATTAGAACGGGAGTCCATCATCGCCTCCGTCGTCAGGTTGAACAGTGTCAAAGGTTACGGTCGTGGTCGTGCTCAGCTTAGGCGTCAGTGTCGACTCAACGGCTGCGACGATGAACTCCAGACGCTTGGTAGAGTCATAGACCTCTTGTCCCTTAAACTTGATCTTCTCGAGTTCTGGCATCTCAGGACGGCCGTCGATCGGATAGGCTGCAGTTCCGAAGGCCGGCCGAAGCTTAGCTCCGTTCTGAACTACGGTGACCCCTACGACGCGGTTCCCCTTGTCGTTTGTGAAGTCGTACGGACGCAGCGTGATAGGCTGCGTGAGGTCGAGCTCAGGTGCGAGTAACAAGTTGAGAAGCTTCTGAGCAGTCGAACTGTCGTACGGCATAGAGAGCGTGTAGTGCTCGTAATCATCTAAGAAGACCATCTTCCACTGCCGACCGAACGGGGCCTCGTCGATGGCCACGCTTGCCAGTCGTCCCGTGAACTCGTCGTAGACGAACTCATGAACGACGTCGCCGTTCTTGTTCTGCCGAGCTACGGAGCCGTCGGCTGCTTCCTTGAGACGGACGCGGACTTTCCCGTTTGATACTGTGAAGTACGTCGTGCGCGATGACCGCGCGGTATTGTTGAACGCCATGAGCGTTACTCCTATGATAGTGTGAATGAGCGGTAGCGTTGACAGGTTACCGCAGTTGATGAAATCAAAATAGAGTCGGCGTAGTGTCGTCGCCCACGACGGACGACCAGATGGTACGGATGACCTCGTTCGGGTCGTGTTGTGTGATCTCGAACGCGCCCGGCAGTCGCCCGCTGAGTTTGACCTTAGCTTTCGGCGCGACGTCGTTCGTCATCCGATACAATGCGCAGCGGTGGAATACTTCGTTATACTCGACTTCGCCAGTTCGCTGCTTCAGGTTATACGTCGGTTTAGTTCTCCAGTCCTTCGGCGACCAGATAAACAACTCGTCGATCCCCTTGCCGTAGGTCTGTGCGAATGCACATCGGTAGAACTCCAGTTGAACGGCGTGGTCGCGGTAGTCGCCGGAGCCGGATTTGAAGTCGACGATAGCCGTAAGCCTACGTCCTTTGTAGGTCATGTTACAGATTAGATCCACCGTCCCAGCATAGACGTCGGTATCGTTAGCGAGTAGGATCTCGATCGCGAGCGGCTCGACTTCGTGATCTTTGCAGAACTGATCGAACGCGGCAAGGGCTTTCGCTTGGAACTCGTCGAGACCTGTTAGATCTACGGCCTTACCCATGAGGTAGTCCGCGAATAGCACGTGCATCTCAGTACCACGGCGCGCGGCTTCGTCTCTGAGTTCGGTCGCGCCGTCCATGCCGTGTTTCGCATACCATGCGAGTAGCCCCGGCGGCGTTGGTGATGTTGCGCGTATCACAGTTGTTACGGACGGATACCAGATCACGTTACCCTCAGCGGTGACACGTGCGTAGTATCGCGTGTCGCCCTTGTCGTAGCGGAATAGCGGCGGCGGTGACGGGAGTTCGTCGTGCTTGAAGAGCCAGCGTGGGGTCGTCATGGCATCACCTCGTTATAGATTTCTGCAATGCGTTGGGCGGCGTCTTGGTCTTTATAGTTCAAGTAGTACTGCGGCACCCGATAATCATCCTTAACCACTACCCAGTAAGCGCCAATTGAGTTCCATTCGACCTTCCACCTCTTCGGCGAAACGTAGGGCGCAGGCTTATTCGTAGGCTGCCAAGGCATTTCAGGCTTTACCGATCTCCAGTTCCACTCACATACAAAGCCGTTCCCTAGTGTTACCCATACGTCCCCGAATTCGTCCGCGTCTTGCTTTGTCGGCAGTCGGTCTGTTATCCACTCTGTTCTCATGACTGTTCCTCCGACGGATATATCCACTTGACATCAAATGTGATGCCGTTATAGCTTTTGTTTAGCTCCATCGGCACTGTGCTGTAACTGTGGTTTTCAGTGATGCAACACTCGCGCGCAGCCTCTATTGTGTCGAAAATGCCAGCGATCTCGAACCATTGTTCGAGTGGCTTCCATTCGTAGGTAATGTACAAGTTCATGATAGGTTCTCCTTCAGTTTGTTTAGTGCAATAGCTGCGCCCTCGGCGCGGTGTGAGGCGTTCGTCAAAACGTTAACGAGAGTATCGGCTTCGTCGGGTGTGACGAGGTTGCGATGAATGAGCTCGCGAACATTGCGAGTGATGAGGGACAAGAGCTGCAGGTCGGACACTTCGTCCATGATCTGCCGGTAGAGTTGTTCGTTCATCGGATCAGCCTCCCTACGTCTACGGTCGGTTTGACATCGGGAACGTCAGTGATAGCGCAGGCTACCCAAATGAACGCGAAGAGTGTGATCGCAATGGCGACGTGTGTTGCGTTGAACCCGTGCGGTTTGATCTGAAACCACGGTTCGCCGTCGATAGTGCGGCGCTTGAACTCAATTCCGAATAGCATGTGGAACTCCGGATGTTGTGGAACTTAGTCGGCGTTGATGCCTGTGAAGTAAAAGTAGAGAATCGTTTTGAGTTGTGCAACAGCCGAGCGATTATGGCGCTTGCCTTCAGACTTCAGTCGCTCGTATTGTCCGCGGTCGATGCGGATCGCGATCGGCTTGTCGGAGATGGGCTTAGGGTTAGGTTTGTGTAGTCGTTTCATGCGATGCCGTGCGCTTCCAAAAATTGGGGGTTGTGTTGACGTAGGTATTCAATCGACGTGGCCTGTTCCGCTTGCCATGTCTCCGGCGTCATGGTCTGCGATCCGACGTGGTGGACGTAAGCACGGGAGACGAAGTGACGGAATCCAGCCTGCGTCATGCGATAGCACTGTTCATCGTCGGAGAACCAGTTGATCGGCGCGTAGGGTAGGAAGTCCGCGGCTTTGGTAATAGCGAAGATCGGAGACACTGAAGAGACCTCGACGATGAGCGACTCTTCAGGATAGCCTATGGCGCCAAGTGAAGAGTTGTGGTATGGGAAGCGGATATTCTGCGCTGAGTGCCGCACCCAGTCCGTTCGCGCTGCGAGCCATCCCCACTTAATGCCTAGGTAGTTCAGATGCGCAACATCGTGGAACAGTTTCTCGATCGTGTCCGGACGAAGTACGACGTCGTCGTTACAGTGGATGACGTACTCGAAGCCGAGCGCGAGCGCGTCGTCGTGCATGTCTGAGTAGATCTTGCCGAACGGGTGCGCGGTCTGGATAATACACTGCCTTAGCTGGCTGTATTGTTTGAGGCTCTCACGCAGTACCATCTCTCGTGGCGAGTTGTAGTCGGTAGTCGCGACGATGAGGTACGTGTTCTCGTTGTTCGGATTCATGGCTGCGGCTTTCCGTTGTTCTTCATCGACTTCAGCTTCTCGAGTAGGTTCTTCAGCGCCTCGGATTCGGTGCGGCCTTTGGCGGTGACCTTGACGCCGTCGATCCAATGGTGGGCGTAAACTGTTTTCAGTTTGGGTTGCATGGGGTGTCCCGTTGTGGAAGTGAATGATGTGCAGTGTAGGATGCTGCGCCCCGTGTTGATTAGTTTTGCTCGCCAAATCGAAGTACATATTCTGTGCGATACTTGTACAATTCATTCGCATTGTATAGCATTTCTTGAATCTTACTCCACATGCCCCAGCTTTGTGCAGCGGCTGCTTGTTCAAGTTCCTTCTCGAGCTTTGCGACTAACTTTGCTGCTTGTTCTACTTGTTGATTTGTCATGACCGGCTCCGTTGTGGGAATGAATACGAATTGAATACGTCACAAACATACGGATATGGCTATACCCATGTCA